ACATCATAAACAAAAAACTACTCCTTTGAGCAGCCCACGCTGTTTAATATTCGTGTGGGCTAGAAAGGTTTTTTGCTCATGCGAATGGGTTCAGAGCACTTCATCCTGAAAGACTTTGCATTCTATGATGCAATGATAATGCCTGTTTTGGGTCTTCGGACAATAGCTGTATACGAGGTCCTTCGAAGGCACATTTGGAGGAGTCTCAAAAGAGGCAGCCTGCGCTCCAAAAAAGCATTTCGAGAAGGAAGATTGTGCACAACTGTGAGTCGACGAAAGGTTGCTCACATGACGGGTATGAGCATCCGTGGGGTGCAGAGGGCCCTAAATAAGTTACGTGTTTTGGGATGGATACAAGCCAAAAACGGCAAAGGTACAGGAGAGACTCTTCTGGCTCAATTAGGATATCGAGATAGCAATGGATCAGAAGTTTTCTATGCAGACGGTAGCCTGCGAGAGCTGTGGATAGGATTGGAACGTCTAGTCGAAAAAGAAGACCTAGACAGTATACACGAACTCACATGCGAACAGAGAGAGACTTATACCAGATGGTATTTCAGAAAAGTGGTAGAAGAATTCGGAAGTGATGAAAATGAATACAATGGCACACATGTTGACGATATAGGTGAACAAATACCTATAAACACTGATAACAATGATACACATATATTCGACACTAAAATTCCTGATAATCAGGAAGTTGGTAACATGGTACCCCAAACACCTCCTATCGAGGGTGTGACATCAGGTGCCCGACCCCTAGTGACACAGGGTGCTCAACTTACCCCTCAAAGTAGTGCCAGGGGGGAACTTATAAATAGAGAACAGTTTTTTTCCAAAGTAGAGAAGTCCATGGAATATGATAGTCTCGCTCGCTCCGCTCGCTCGAAGCACTTCGGACTCTCCGAGTCCTCAGTGCAACAAAATGGAGAGAATACTTTTCAAGTTAGGGTCCAGGGCTCCGGGTCCAATAGCCTAGATTTGTCATCTTTAAAATTAAAAAATGAAAGAACAAAAGAAAAAAATACTAAGAACAAAAAAAATATTAAAAATTCAAAATTTGATAAAAAAGAAGAAGAAAGACTTAAAATAAAAGAAGAAAATACTAAAAACAAAAATGTTAAAAATAACTTAAAAGTACTTAACCAAGCGAATGTTAAGAACGAAAAAGAGATTAAACGTGTTGTCACAATTGATTCTGTGGGTGAAAACTTGGACAATTCTGTGGGTGCGCCTTGTAACACTGCGAAATCTGATACAAACGATATGGCTAATTTTTGTTCACATACTGCCAAATCTGTGAATTTTTCAGATTGTGACACTGGATCTGTCAATGTTTTTGCATGTGATGATGAAATCACAATTGATTCTGTTGGTGACAAAACTGTCAATGTTGACAAGTTGTGTGAAGGTGGGACATCTGCTGCCATTGTTCCTGTTGAGGAGCCTTTGGATGACAATGCTATTGACAGAACGCGGGATGTGGTGCAAGATATTGATGTTTCTTCTGCTGAAAGGTCTAAGAGAGTGTTGGAAGCAGCAGAATTGGGAGCTCGAAAAGCTGATATGCAGCGTGATAAGAATCGTGAGCGTGCTGCGGACAGATTGCGCCGTCGTTTAGAAGCTCAACGAGATCAGCAGTTGGAGAGTGGTGATGTCGTGCCTGAGAGCGCTCAGGAAGCTCGAAGGCTTTCGACAAGGGGTAAGGGAAGGGGAGTGCAGAAGAGGGCTCAGAGCGCTGTTACAGGGCAAACAAAGCGTTCTCGTGAGGAGCAGGTAGCTTATGCAGATGCTCATAAGCTGTGGGATTTGTATTTGGAGCTGCTCAAACGGATTGATCCTGAAGCGCCTGTGGCGGCGTGGTCTGCGAAGGGTAATGGGAAGAATCGTGGGCAATTGACATCCCTTGTGAAAATGTATGGTGCTCATGCGACGGATTTGGCGATACGATATGTGATAGGAAACTGGCAGGTTGTTTTTGGACGGTATTTCAAGGATAAGCCGATGGGTGTTCCGAGTCTTGGCTTGTTGTATTCGTTGCACGAGCCGTTGTTTAGGGAAGCTTCGTTGTGGGCGAGGAATGCGGAAGCTGTTCGAGAGTACCATATTTGGTATGAGAAGAATCCTAATAGAGCTGTGCCCTCGGAATTGAGGTCGAAGTACACTATGGCGTGTGAAGTACTCTCGAAGCTGGGTTTTCGGGGAGGCCGATGATGGTTGTTGGAGGCGATAATGGGAGCGGTATTATTCAGGAGGAAGCTCTCGAAGGTTGATTTAGAGCGAATGAATTTGCCAGAGGATTACTGGATGACGAAAGTTCAGCAGGTTCATTCAGGTGGTGGTATGCGTTCGGATGTTGAACGTTTGCTACATAATACAGATGCGATGATGTCTAAGGGCGTTGGGTTGATAGTACGAGGTCCTATTGGGGTTGGGAAGACTACTGTGGCTGCGTTGATGGCGAAGGAAGCCCGCTCGAGGGGTTACACGACGCTTTTTGTACGGTTGTGGGAATTCAGAGAGATGTTACGATCTAGGGCTCAATTTGATTTTGATACGACTATGTCGGAACGTGCTCGTGAGGTGGATTTGTTGATTTTGGACGATTTGCGTTGGGAGGACGAGAAGGCGAAATTTTTTACTATATCGGATATTAGCGAGTTGGTGTTGTATCGGGCGTCACGTCGTCGTGTCACGATAATCACGACTAGATTTCGCGTTCAAGATTTCGATTTACCTCCGATGGATCGTTTTTCTGAAGTGTTGTTGTTCTTTCATGTTGATGGTCCGAACTTGTATGATGTGCGTAAGCGTGCTTTGGAGCAGGTTATGTTTGGAAGCTGAGATTTTGTTATAAGGAGTCGTTGTGGACCTTGACAAAATGTTTGTTGCATCGGTGTTGTTGGCTGGTCGAGATGGTGTTCGACTTGCGAAAGACAAGGGAGTGGACGAGGAGTGTTTGGGTGGTGATGGTCTTGCCGTGTGGAAATTTACGCTCTCGTATGCCAGGGATTACAAAAGTGTTCCGGATTTTTCGATTGTAGAGGGGAAGACTGGAATTAAGTTGGAGGCGCCTCCTCCGGCACCGGTTGAATTTTATATTGATGAGGTATTGAATCGGAGGTTGCACAATGAGATAGGTGAGAAGCTTTTATTAGTCACGAAGCACTTTAAGGCACGGGAGCCGCAAGCTGCTTATAAGGAGTATGAGGCTGGGCTTCGTGATCTGCGGAAGTTGGGTGTTAGCGTATCGAAGACGGAGAGTCTGCCTGCGTTATCTCCTGAGTTTTTGGATTATTATGACAAGATCAAGGCAGGTGAGCGTGGTGTCTTGACTCCTTGGCCTACTGTTAATGAAGCGACGTTTGGTTTTTGGCCGGAGGATTTGATTCTTTATGTAGCCCGTCTTGGAGTTGGTAAAACCTGGATTTTGACGATTTTGGCTAATTATGCTTGGTCTGTTCAGGGCAAGCGTGTGCTGTTTGCTACGACTGAAATGTCTCGGATAAAGATTTTGCAGAGATGGGTGGCACTTTATTTCCGTTTTCCGTACGGTGATTTGAGAAAAGGCCTTTTAGGAGAGTTTGCGGATCAGCGTATGCGAGCTGGTTTGAAAGAACTTGAGAGTGTGGGTGGTTTTTATATTGTTGGGGGTGATTTTGATTTTAGAATAGAGAGTTTAGAACAGGCTATTGAGGAGAGTGAGCCTGATATAATTTTCATGGATGGTGCTTATCTTTTGAAGAGTTACGGGGATGGTAGGACTGAGAGTGCTTCAAATTCTTTTGATGAATTGAAAAGATGTGCGAAGCGGAACAGGGTACCGCTTGTGGCTTCGACGCAGTTTAATCGGGATGTGAAGGGGAATAAGACGTCGAGTGCAGGTGCGGAGAAAATTGCTTTGACTGATGCAGCTGGTTGGAATTCTGACATTGTTTTTGGTTTGATACAGACAGAGGATATGAAGCGCGACAGGCGTATGATTCAGAAGCAATTGAAGTTCCGTGAGGGTAGTGGGGAGGAGATTGAGACTTACTGGGATTTTGATACTATGTGTTTTGATGAGTTGCCTAAAGACCCACATGCTGCTTTTGGTGCTGTTGATGGTGATAATGTGTTGGGTGGTGGTGATCGGACGTCGCAATGGGCTCCTGTTTCTGAGGAAGAGTCTGCGAGTGATCCATATGGCAGTGGGTTGTTGTTAGGAGATACGGATAAAACGAATGAAGAGGTGCCGTTCTAATGCCGGCTAAGCCTATTCCGGTGCTTGTTAAGCACTGTGCTTTAGCGATATATAAGAGTGGGTATTGCAAGGGGACTGAAGTGGAGCGGGTACAGCAAGCGTTTGACATTGCTGTGGGACGGTTGGCTCAGTACAAGTTTTTGTGGAAGTTGGGTGAGAAGGCTAGTCCTGTCAATATTCTGTTGACGGCTAAGGGTCGGAGGGCTGAGGCTGAGCATCAGCGGGAAGCTGATGGTCCTCCGAAGACTGCTGAGTGGGATGAGTTGTACACTCTCATTCAGGAAGAGGTTGAGGAGTTGGATGGTGCTGGTGGTGTGTCTCAGGAGGTTGCACCTGTGGTTGTTTCTGTTGATAGGGTGCGTTTTCAACAGAGACGGCGTCGTTTAGCGAAGGCAGCTCGGTCGGTGGCTCGGCGTGGTTCTAGAGTAGTGAAACGACGTAAGCGCCGGTAGAGTTTGGAATGCGTGTTTCTAAAATTTTGGAATTCCTCTCGGCATTGGGTTGCGAGAAAATTTCTGTTGGTTCGAAGTGGGTAAGATCTACGTGTCCGTTACAACATCGTCATAGTGGTGGGAAGGATACGAATCCATCGTTTGGGATAGCGATTAGTGTTGGTGACAAGAGTGGTTGCAGGTGTTTTGGATGTGGTATTAGTGGGGATCCTATTGGTCTGTTGTGGCGTATGAGTGTTGAGGGATTGTCTATTGATTCTAATTTGTTATGGTTTTTGATGGAGCATAACAAGGTTGATGTAGAGAAGTGGCCTGATGAGCCTGTTATGTCTTCTGTTGATGGTAGTGAGAATGAGCTTCCTGAGCTCACAGTGTCGTCGTTGGAAGAGAACATAAAGGCATGTAAGAAGTACATTCCTTCACATGAGAGGAGGAAGAGAAAGAGTCGGTTTGTGTATCCGGAGGATGCGCCTCAAGCGGAGGTTCCGGAAGATATTTTGAAGCAGATGGTTTGTGATTTACCGGACAAGGTGATGGCGTACCTAACACGCAGTCCGAATAAGGTGTTAGGGATACGTGGAAGGGGTTTGGATCGGTTGACTGTGGGTGAGTGGGAATTGGGGTGGCATCCTTTGAGACAACGGATTTGTATTCCCATTCGAGATGAGAGTGGAAAGCTTGTGGCTGTGAGCGGGAGGTTATTTGATGATGACAAGAATAAGAGATTGGGTCCGAAGTATTTACACTCTCGGTTTAAAAGGGATCGTGTTTTATTCGGGGAGCATTTTCATGATTCTAGCAATCGTGTTGGTTATTTGTTTGAAGGTTTTTTTCAGGTAATTTATGCATGGCATATTGGGTACAAGAATGTATTTGCTCGGATGGGCACTCATTTGAGTCAGTTACAGGCTGAGAAGTTGGTTCGTTGGTGTGATAGGTTGGTTATTGTTCCTGATGGTGATAGGCCTGGTATAGATGCTGCGAATCGGGATGCGATGTGGTTGCGAGATTTAGAGGTTTTTGATAAGAGTGGGAAAGTCTTCAAGATATCTGAAGTTATCGTTGTAGATATGCCGCATGGGGAGGACGCGGATTCTCTGAAACCTAAGCAATTGCGCGAACTTTTAGGTTCTCGGTTTATTAGTTGACAAGGGTTGTTTTGTTTGGTAGTTTGCTCTTTAGCCATGTAGGCTAGTTGGTGGCCATAAGGGTCATTGAAAGTAAGGAGCAAATTATGGTTGTCCGCGCTTTGGCTGTCCAAACGTGTGATCGATGTGAGAAACCTTTCGAGGAAAGACATCTGATAGCTTGTGAGGAAGTTCCTGTATTGCCACAGGAAGGTCTTGTAATAAATAAAACGAGAGGTACGAACAAGGACCCGACTTCTGATGTTGAGGAAGTTGTTTCATTTGTTGATTTGTGTCCGGATTGTCGTAAGGTCATATCGAATCTTTTGGCTAGAATTCGTTTAGATCCGCAGCATACGGAGCGACGGAATGCTGTTGCGAAGGTGCGGGGTTCTGTTGTTGCTGTTCGGTCGAAATCGAAGGATGTTTCGAAGTCTAAGACGAATCCGTCAACGACAGCTAAAAAGTTGTCTGTTACGGACGATGGTTTGAAAATTTCTGAGGATGAGAAGTCGGAGGTTTGTCATGGGTGAGTCTGGTTCATGGTATGATGTGGGTTTTGATGGTGTAGAGAAGGAACAAAGGCGTTTGGACGAGCAGCAGGGTCCTGGGAGGTTGTGGATAGCTCCGGGAAACTCGAAAGAAATTGTATGGGTAGATGATAGTGCTGTTTGTATCTACGAGCACAATCCGAAGATGGATGGCAATTATCGCAATTGGATGACGTGTATGCAGGGTGTTTATGATGAGGTTGTGTGTTGTCAGCGATTGGGGCCGAAGTCTCGTTATTATGTGGGGTATTTGACGGTGGTGGATATGTCTGAGTGGTTAGATGGTCGTGGGAATTCTCATCAATATGAGCTCAGGTTGATCCAGTTGAAGCTTCGGCAGCTTAAGAAATTCCGTAGGAAGATGGAAGATCGCGGTGTTATGAAGGGCACCAAGTGGGTATTGACGCGGGAAGATAGTAGTTCGCCGACATGTGGTGATGATTGGGATTATCAACGTGATATTGAGATGAAAAAATTGTTTGAGTTTGCAAACTATCGTGGGAAGAAGTTGGTGGACCTGTGGTCTGAGGCGGAGGCGGATCCTGCGGCTATGGCTCGCGTTCAACGGATATTCAAGGTGGCACCTGGCGATGATGGTACTTTACCTCGTGAGATTCCGTGTTTTAATTATTTTGAGATTTTGAAGCCGCGTCCTCCGAAGGAAGTTCGTTTGATTTTGGGTGCTGTTGAAAAGGATGACGATTCTTCTTCTGGAGGTTCTTCGTATGGTTCTCGTGTGTCTACTCCTAAAGAGGATGATGTGCCGTTCTAGGTAAGGTTTGGCAGGGAGAGAGTCGGGCTTGCACGAGCATTTTTTTTGCATTTCCTTTCAGTGTTTGTGTAAAGTGCGGGAGGCTAAAGGCTAAAGGCGACTCTTGTTGTATTCCTGGGGAGGGGTACACACTTTTTAATAAGTCTGAAAACCTTCACAATTTGTTGTGAGAAAGGAAGGATTAGAAATGTTGTTAGTAACTTTAGACGGAGGTATTATGGCTCCGGGGATAGATTTTGACTATATTATTGATTCTCATGGGAAACCGATTTTCCATGAGCCTCGCAAGGTGTTCGAGGATTCTGTTGTTCAAGTGATAGATACCGAGACTTCTATAAGAAGAATTTTTAAGGGACCTGATTTAGTTGAGTGCTCTGTCGGAATATTAGGAAGTGGAGGAAGGCCCGAGAGGTAGAAGTTAAGGTGTAGAAAGCAGGGAGAGAGTTAGGCTTATGCGGATGGGTATTGTGTGCACAATATCCGGGAGTCCGTGTAAAGTGCGGGAGGCTAAAGGCGGCTCTTGTTGTATTCCTGGGGAGGGGTACACACTTTATGGTTCGTTTATTATAAGGTTGTGTGGCATGTCTGATAATTCTCTTAGACTTCGATTTGTGCGGCTTTATTTGGGTAAGGCCAAGATGGATGTTTGTGTGTATGATCCTGTTTTGGGAGATGTTCGCCTCGTGAAGTATGTTTGGAAAGCTAAGGAGGTTACAGATGAGCCTCCTGAGAATTGGTGGTCTACTGTTGTGGGAGAGGTGAAGTATCAGCGTGGTGTTGAGCTACGTAAGAAGAAGGGTACTTTCGTAGTAGGAGATTAATGTGCGTGTAGAGGTAGGTGGTTATGCTTGGCTTCCGAAGTCGGAGTTGAGTGCAGAGCAGGTTGTTAATTTGGAACGGTTGTTGACTGTGTATCCGACTAAAGCTTCTGATATTCCTGGTGACCCTCCGGAGCCGATTTATTTGTATGAGCATAATGGTGCTTATTTAGGGGTGCCTAGAGAGTTTTTTTATAAGCACAAGAAGGCTGTTCACAATGTAGATCTCCGCGTTACAGAAGGTTCTGATGATTGGAGTCCGGCTGATTTTGTAGGTACGTTGCGTTCGGAGCAGCAGAGTGCTGTTGATAGTATGATCAGCCAGTTTGGTGCGGGTCGTTTGGGTGGTATTTTTCAGGCTAAGCCAGGGTATGGGAAGACGGTTGTAGCTTTGGCGACGGCTGTGCGGTTGAATATGCCGACGCTTGTTGTTGTCCATAAAGAATTTTTGATGGACCAGTGGATAGAGCGTATTCGGACTTTTGTGCCGGGTGCAAAGGTTGGGAAGGTACAACAAAGCGAGTGTGATTTTAGGGGCAAGACATTTGTGCTTGGGATGGTTCATTCTTTATCGGGAAATTCGTCGTATCCGGATGAGTTGTGGCAGTGGCCTGGTTGTGTGATATTTGATGAGGTACATCGAGTTGCGGCAAGGACGTGGTGTCCTGTGCCGGCCAAATTTTTGGCCAAGTATCGTCTTGGAATTTCAGCGACTCTTCGGAGAAAAGATGGCGCCGATGCTGTGTTTTGGGAGAATATAGGTCCTGTTATTTTTGAAGCTCATGAGGAAAGGTTGGTGCCGGTTATAAAGCGTGTTTGGTCGACGTTTTCGTTGTCTAAGACGGACAGATTTAATCCTCACTTGGCTCCGCAGTCGCTTCTTTTGAGATTTTTGTGTGCGAGTCGAGAACGGAATGATTTAATAGCTGGTCAGGTTGTGGCTGCTGTGAGGGCTGGGAGAAAATGTTTGGTGTTGAGTGGCAGATTGAATCATTTGGAGGCTTTGGAGGTGTTGATACGGAAGCTTTGGCCTGCTGCTACAGGAGGCGAGTCTGTGGGTTGGTATGTTGGTGGTAGGTCGAAGGGGCAATTGATTGAAGCTGCGAAGGCTAAGGTTATTTTTGGGACTATTCAGTACTGTTCTGAGGGGCTTGATATTCCTTCATTGGATACGTTATTTTTGACTACTCCTATGAGTGATGTTGAACAGGCAGTTGGGCGTATTTTACGTCCTAGTGACGGGAAGAAAAATCCGATTGTTGTAGATATTCGGGATGATATGGTTCCTATGTTTGAGGCTATGGGAAAGAAAAGGGAGAGATTTTATCAGCGCTTTGTTTGATCGTATAAGGTTTTTGTGGTGTTGCTTTAATAGCGAAGGGTGTTCGGAATGAAACCTCTGAAAGTATGGAAAACCGTTGTGATGGAGGTGGATGGAGTTAAAGTCCAATTGTTCCATATCGGAGTTCTGAGTCGTATTGTTGGCAGATCTACGAAAACGTTGAAAACATGGGAGCTCAGGGGACACTTACCTGAGACTCCCTACAGATCGAAGACGGGGCATCGGTTATACACGTTGGAGATGGTTGAGGCCATAATGGAGGCTCTCAGAGAGGCTGGGGAGCTTGGAAAGGTTTCTGTTAAGCCTAGGCAACGTGGTCGATATTTGGTACGTGGTTTGGTTTTTAAGGGGGCCTTGGAGCCTGTGTATATGAGATTGTACACGGTGGGGGCATTAGCTCAATCGATCAAGAAGACTCCTATGATGGTCAATCATTTGATGAAACGCGGTGCTATACCAGAGACCCCTTTTAGATCTTCTGATTCTAAAAGGGGTTATAAACTGTATACATCTGATATGATTAGTATTGTTAATATTGCTGTTCGCAAGCGTTTGATTGGGAGGAATGCTTTGAAGACGTCTCCCTATGAGAGTGCGGATATTTACAATGAGATTGAGCAATGCTGGAAGGATCTTGGTGTGTATGATGTTGTTGCTGTGGTGAAACCTCCGCCGTTGTCTGGTATTAAATCTCGGCGACGTTGGATAGAGGTCCATGGTTTGTAGTGTGCTTTGGTGAGATCATGAGTTTACACATATGAAAAAACGTCTAATAGAAGAGTGGCTTCCAATCGCAGAAATAGGAATAGAAGGCCAGCGCGAGCGAACTCCGATGACTCCATTTCCTGCTCCAAATCGACTTCATGTGTGGTGGGCACGACGACCTCTTGTGGCGTCACGGGCTGCTATCCTTGCTTCTCTTTTACCGGAAGATGCCGACCGAGAGAAGTTTATGCATGTCTTGGGGATTCATGGGGATCCTGTAGGCACATTAAAGCGTATAAAGGAAGCCAAAATTAAAGGTAAAAATCTTGGAGCAAATATATACGGCTATAAGCGAGCATTTAGCTATTTAATAACTAATAAAGAGAAAGAATGGATTGAATTTGAAATAAGACAGTTCGGACACAAAAATCCAATTATTCTTGATCCAACTTCCGGAGGTGGAAGTATTCCGTTTGAAGCTGTTAGGCTTGGAATATCAACAATAGCAAATGATCTTAATCCTGTAGCAAGCCTAATTCTCAAACAAACTGTTGAGGCTCCAATAAAGTTCAGTTCAGAAGTGCTTAAAATATACAACCGAATCTCAAAAAAATTTATCGAACTTGCCAAGCCAAAATACAAAAATATCTTTCCAGAAGAGCCTAATCAAAATATGGTTGATGGATACCTCTGGGCCCGCACCATAACCTGTCCATATTGCGACGGCCTAATACCGCTGAATATAAACTGGAAACTTACAAAAGATGGAACCGGCGTTCGTCTCATTCCAAACAAAAAAACTCGAAAATGTGAATTTGAAATCGTAAAAACTTCCGACGAGCAGTCTCCCGGAACCGTTTCCAGAGGCAATGCTAAGTGTCCTTTTCCAAATTGTGGCCGAGTTGTTGATGGAAAAGAAGTGAAACGACAAGCACAAGCAGGTAAAATGGGTGAGCAGCTCTATGCCATTGTCTATAAAGAACGAACCGAATCAAAGACTAAAACCGGCAAGACTCGAGAAAAATGGGTTCGTGGTTATCGAGCACCAATGGAGGAAGATAATAATACTAAAGAAATACTGGCTCGGTTAGAAGAAAAAAAAGAAGAGTGGGAGAGCAACAATATAATTCCAACGGAAACTATTGGGCCACAGCATCCCAAGTATAGAATGGATAGATACGGAGTTTTGAAGTGGTACCAGGCATTCTCTCCACGCCAGCTTCTATGTCATGGAAGTAGCGTAGAAGTATTTAGAGAGCTTTTAGAGGAAGAGCAAAAGAAAGGACTCGATGAGGCGGGAAAAGCAGCTTTTGTTTATTTGAGTTTCGCACTCGACAAGCTTCTTAATTACAATTCTTCCATGTCTGTATGGATGCCTACACGTCAAGTTGTTGCAAATACTTTTAATCGTCACGATTTCTCCTTTTGTTGGTCCTTTGCAGAAATGGCACCTCTTATTGTAGGACTTGGATATGATTGGGCTATCAAGCAAACAAAAAAATGCATTGTGGAGCTTATTGAGCTAACACGACCAGACATCAATATCAAAAATCGAAAAGGATATAACACTGAACAAACAGAACTTTTTTCAGATAAGATCAACTCTGCACAAGTGACATGCTCTTCTGCTGATGCACTTGTGCAGATTGATGATGGAACTGTTGACGTTGTTGTTATGGATCCGCCCTACTACGACAATGTAATGTACGCTGAGTCTTCCGATTTTTTTTATGTTTGGCTGAAAAGAACAGCAGGGTATGTGTATCCTGAGTTTTTTACCAGACAACTTACAGATAAAGAAAACGAAGCGGTGGCGAACCTTGCAAAGTTCGAGGGACAAAAAGGAGCTAAAGATCTTGCAGACCAAGACTACCGAGATCGCATGGTTTCGATATTTACGGAATGTCGACGTGTCATCAAAGATGATGGCATTATGACTCTTATGTTTAATCACAAAGCAACCAGAGCCTGGGACTCACTTATAAGCGGAGTTCTGGAAGCAGGGTTCAAGGTTACCGCTTCGTGGCCAATCAATACTGAGGCAGAGGGCAGCCTTCATATAAAGAACAAAGTTGCTGCAAAAAGCACGATTTTTCTTGTTTGCAGGCCGATGCAGATCTGTTTGGATGATGATGTTTCATATTGGGAGGATGTCGAGCCTAAAGTAGTTAGGTGTGTGCGAGATCGCATTGAAAAGTTTTATGATGCTGGAATTCGAGGGGTGGATTTATATTCATCGTGTTATGGTGTTGCGTTGGAGGTTTTGTCTGAGCACTGGCCACTCAAACGATGTATTCCTCGAAAAGTTATTGTTAAGAAAAAGAAGTTTTTAGATGAGTTGGAGGATTCTTATGTAGTTACTACGGATGATGTTTTTTATGTTGTACGCAGTGAAGTGGATGCGTGGAGTTTGAATAGAGGGGTGTGAGATGAAGGCGAAGGTTGTTAATGAGAAGGGAGTTCCTTCTGAGGAAGCGATTGGGGAGTGTGGTATTGAGGGGCCGTTTGATGCTGTTGATGTTGGGGATGTTAAGTGGCATGTGGACGATGGTAATTTGGAAGATGTTTTGATTGGGAGTGGTGCTGAAGGCAGTGTGGATAAAAGTGGTATTGTGGTTTCTGTGAAGCGGCAATTTAAAGAGGATGGGGATCTTTTTGGTATTGATGATGATTCTGATGAGATGAATGTGCGTGATTTTTGTGTGGAGCCGGCTCGGACGGGAATTCGGTTGAACACTACGGTTAATATGGGGAATTTTTGGAGTGTGTCAGTTCAGGTGAATGTTGATGTCCCTTGTTATTTTGAGGAGCTTGATTCGGCGTTTAATTTTGCAGCGAAGTTTGCAGCTGAGCGGTTGGAGTCTGAGACTGAGAAGGCGAAGGCTCGTGTTGAAGAGTTACGCAAAAAGCGTAATCCGAAAAAAGGTTCTAGGGAAGATTTGTTTTAGGAGGGTGTTATGAGTGAGTCTAGTAGGTTTGATTCTTTTATGGGGGGTAAATTGATAGAGCAGATTAGGAAGAAGCATGGTGCGAAAATTTTAATATCTGCTAGAGATGCTCAGTTGCGGAAGGTTGATCGGATACCTACTGGGATATTTTTTTTGGATTATGCGCTTGGCGGAGGTTTTCCGGCTGCTAGGACTAATATTATATGGGGGCATAAATCGACGGGGAAGACTGTAATATGTTTGAAGGCTTTGGCTAATGTTCAGAAGATGTGTGTGTCTTGTTATACATTTCTGATTGATGGAAAGTGTGAGTGCGGCAAGTTTCGTGAGAGCGTTTGTGCATTTTTGGATGTTGAGGGTTGTTGGGATGAGGATTGGGCTCGGTGTCATGGTGTGGATCCGGATCGATTGGTTTTGTCTACACCTGAATATGCTGAACAGACACTTGACATGATTGAGGCGCTGATACGTTCTGGGGAAGTGGATTTTATTGTTACGGATTCGATTGCTTTTCTTTCTCCGGAGAATGAGATTAAGGAGAGTACTGGTAAATCTCTTCAGGCGGAGCAGGCTCGTGTTCTTGGGCGTGCTATTCGTAAATTTGGTGCGGCTCTTAATCATCTTTCGAATCGCAAGGGTCGTAGGCCGACTCTGCTTTTTACGAATCAAATACGGATGAAACTTGGGGTTATGTATGGTAATCCTGAGACACAGTCAGGTGGGTTGGCTCCTGGATTTTCGGCAACGACTGAGACGAAAACGTATGGGGGCAAGTATGTGATGGATGAGAATACGGGGAAGCCGTTGTATGTGGATCTTAGTTTCAGAATTGAAAAAAATAAGTCGTATGGTCCGAGAGTTGAGGGCACGTGGAGGATGATACTAGCTGATACTAAGATCCATAAAAAGGGGGATGTGTATGAGGAGCCGGCTATGGTGGATATGGCGTTGCGGTTAGGATTGGTTGAGAAGGCTGGTAAATCGGATGTTATGTATTTGGGAAAGACGTATAAAACAAAAGAAGGTTTGGTGAAGAAACTCATTAAGGATTCCGTTATGAGGGCTGAGTTTGTGGATAGTTTGAGAAGTGTTTTGAGGGTATGAGCTATGGCTGACGAAGGTCCTAGACCGAAGGTGTTCGATCCGGGGTACGATCGTGTCAAGAAGTCCTCGAAGAAGGAACGTGACATTGCCAAGCGTCTTGGTGGATACACGCATAAACGTTCTGGGGGGTTGCCGTGGTCGCGGGGGGATGAGACGACTGCGTGCGGAGATGTGACAACGCCGGAGTTGCATATTGAGCATAAGAGAATTGGGCCTGGAACAAAATCTGTTGGGTTAAAACGGGAGTGGTTGAGGAAAGTGACAGTTGGGGCGGAGCGCCGTATGAAGACTCCGGCGATGGTGTTTCATTTTGAGGGTGCTGAGGGTTATGATGAAGATTGGCTTTTGATGCCGTTGGATTTGGCTGAACGGTTGTTATCTATGTTAAGGGGTCCTTGATGCGATTGAGTGATCTGGATGGTATTCGAGATAGTTTGAATATTTCTGCGTTTGGTAGGGTTCGGATAATAATTGGTAAAGGGGATAATGATGATATTGTATTGAATATGGAATGTACTTCTTGTGATGATCTTCTGGTTCGAGATGGTGGTTTATGGGTGTGTTCATTGTGTGGGCAGGAGATTACGGATCGAGAACTGTCTGATTTTTTGAGAGTTTGTTATGAGTGGTTGGGTTCTGTGTTAGGTTCTGCTTCTGAAGACGTGAAGCATGAAGAAGTTAAGATTGGATTGGAGGATGTTAAGCGATGGGTGCGATCTCTGATGGGCATTTAAAGAAGTTACTTCGCAAGAATTTTTGTGATGATCGTAAGATTGATCCGTTTGATGAGAAAACGTGGTTGAGGGTGTCGGGTTTGGCTGGTTTGTGTGCCCGTGAAGAGGCTTTGCGTGTCAGGTTGGGGGTGGTGAGGGATGATGTTGTTGATGCGAATCTAGGGTTGATTTTTGAACATGGTCATGCGTTGCATTGGGTTATGCAGAACAAGATTTTGCCTGAATTGGGTGTTTTATACGGTCGTTGGTTGTGTGGATGTTGTGGTTCTTATTTTGGTGGCGCGGATGAATGGATGCTTCCTTTGTCTGGTGATTTTTTTGATAGTCAGATTTTGAGACCTCAACGATGTGTAGTTTGTGGGGTTTCTATGACACATGAGAATTCTTTGTACAAAGAGCAATGGATTAAGGATCCTACACATAGGATTGCGGGGCATCCTGATGGGTTTTTGCGTTTGGATGGGATGGATGGTATGGGTATTTTGGAAATCAAAAGTATCAATTCTCGGGGAGCGCGAGATGTTCGTAATTGTGCGAAATTGGATCATGTGACTCAGTTGCAATGTTACATGTGGATGGTGGTTGCTCGATGGGGTAAAATTTTGTATTGGGATAAAGGTACGGTTGGGTTGCGGGGTTTGATTGAGCATGTTGTTGAGTATGATGATGATCATGTTGGTGTGATACGGAAGCATATTTGTGATGTATGGGATGGGATTGAAGGCGGGAAATTGCCGGATCCTATTTGTGTTTCGTCCGATTGTAAGCGAGCGCGTGCGTGTAGTGTGGTAGACAGCTGTTTTGGAGTGGCTTTGTGATGCGTCATGTTGTTCCTCTTGTGATTAGCCCGGAGATTCTCCGGCCGTTGCCACAGGTTCTTTGGGATGTATCCTGTTCTATTTGTGATAAGAGACAAGCTCGTTGGGAACATTGCAAGTCTGGTGTTCGGAAGGGCATTCCTGTTTGTTCGTTGTGTTGGTTGTATGAATCTGAGTGGGGGAGTAGTCGTCGAAGTGGTGTTTATGGGATTGTTTGTGATGTGGAGGAAATGAGCGGGGGTGTGTTTGAGAAATTTGAGAATGGTAGATTAATGCGATGTAGTGACGCAGATCGTATTTTGTCGAGTATTGTTGTCACGTCTAGGATTTTGGTATATCGGAGGCATGGTTGTGGGTAGTGTTTATGTTATGGGTGTTGATCCTGGATTCAGTTCTGTGGGTGTGGCTATTGTTAGTGTGTGTTCTTCATGGGAGTATGTTTCGGATGTGCGTGTTATCCGGACTAAGAAGTCCGGAAAGAAGAAAAATATTCGTGCGATGGATGATGATTTTAATAGAAGTGTTTTCATTGCGGGTCAAATGCAATCGATTATAGAGCACTGGCGACCTGTAGCGATTGTGGCTGAGGAGTTTTCTCTTGTGAGAAATGCGTCGTCTTCGGCGAAGGTTGGGAGATTTTGGGGGATTTTGGCAGCTCTTTCGTTGCTCCATAAGTTGCCTGTAGTTCAGGTCATGGCTGTGGATGTTAAGGAATTGTTGTGTGGTAATAGGTCTGTTTCTAAGAAGGATGTTCAAGGGGTTTTGTTAGAGCGGTATTCTGGGTTTGGTGTGTTTATGGAATCCACGCCTAAGAGTTTATGGGAGCATGGTTTTGATGCGGTTGGGGTTGTTGTGGCTGGTCTTGATAGTGATGTGATTCGTATGGCATTGAAATGTAGTTGATGCTTCTGTGCGTTAAAAGTTAACTACCACTCGGGTTTTTGCCGTTTTGCTTTACCGCGAAGGGAGCATGGGATGAAGAGTTCATTACAAATAAAGGAACCTGTCGGATCTGAGGGGTGGTCTGTGCAGGTCCGCAGACAGGCTAGGAATCTGGTTACTACTATTGATCAAGGCTATATGCAATTGGCTGAGATTATTCATACTGTGTGGTCTACGCCGATAGAGGGGAATTCTAACAATGCTTGTATAACTGAGTCGTGGGGGTATAGGAATTATATTCAGTGGGCTGAGGAGGAATTGAATATAGATCGTAGGAAGGCGGAGCGGCTTAAAGCGATTTGGCATCATTTGCATGTTCGGTTAGGGGGGAAGTTAGATCATCGAGTACAGAAAAAAATAGTTGATTTAGGCTGGACAAAGGTCCGTGAGCTCATTCGAGTTTTGGATGCGGATAATGCTCTAAAGTGGGTTGAGGTTGCTCGGGGCCTCAATAATAAAGAATTGAGGGATGCTATTAGGCATGCTCTTACGGCGCAGGAGAAGCAGGATCAAGTGGAGGCTGTTAAGGGGGCAGACAAGAAGGAGGAGGATGATGAAGAAGATGAGTGGAAGGGGCCTTTACCTCCGGTGGATATTGATCGTTTTAAAGAGATTCGATTTAAGCTGACTCCAGAGCAAAAAGCGAATGTACAGTTTGCGATTGGTAGGGCGAAAGAGCTCGCGGAGTCTGATAAACCTGGTCATTGTTTGGATATGATTTGCACGGATTTTCTGGCAACTAACACATGGGGTAAGTCGGATGATCCTGATACTATTTATCGATTTTTTGCAAAGTTTGAGCGGCTCACGGGGAAGCGTTTGGTTGTGATGGATGGGGAGTCGTTCAGGATAGAGTATGGTATAGATTCGCTGTCAAAGGCGGCGCAATTGTTGGAGGATAGTGATGAGTAGTTGGAAGAAGGATGTTGATGCTGAGAACGCATCTTTTTCTTGTGGGCCTGTTTTTCAGTTAGGGTCTAGGGAGTATCCTATTGTTGGTGTGAGTGCTTCGGATTTTGATGAGACTGCTGAAGTGTTGACGTTAGAGGAAGAAGAATTTAGTTCTTCAGATGATGGTGAGATTATTGGTAGTGTTGTGCGGAACAAGGATGTTATATCTGAATGTCAAGAGTTGTACGCGTGGTATTTGGCTTGTTTGAAGCATTCTTAAGGAGGTTTTTATGGGCCTTGTTCTTCCTATAAACCCTGAGCATTTGTATAGTGAGTTGGAGAGTATAGAAAAAATAGTGTCTAGATGGCGTGAAGAGGTTGGTGGTGGGATAGTTGGATTAGATAAGCCTGCGGTGAATGCTGAGGAGAAGCTGGAATTGTTTGTTAGGCAATTGACTGGGGAACTGTTTTTCGTAGCAGGGAAATGCCAGAATATGGCTGTTGTTTTGTCCGAGCGTTAGGTGTTGTGTGATGGAGTACTCTTTTATAACAAGTGCTTCTGATCTGTGCCAAATAGCAGAGAGAATTAGTCGAGTGAGTGTGTTGGGTCTTGATGTGGAAACTACTTCTTTGGATCCTCGGCATGGTCAGATTCGGCTAGTTCAGGTGATTGTTCCAGGGAAAGGTAATGATGGCCGTGGGGATATTTTTGTCATAGATTTGTTTAAAACTGGCGGTTTAGGTCCTATTCTCAGAGCTTTTGTGGATACGAAAGCGATATTTGTTGTTCACAATGCTAAATTCGAGCAAAAGTGGTTTTGGTGGAAGTATCGGATTCGTCTTTGGCCTGTTTTTTGCACTATGCGTGCGAGTGCTCTGATTTATAATGGGAAGCGTGGTTTGAGATATGATTTAGATTCTGTTGTTAGTCGAGAGTTGAATGAGATTTCTAAAAATACTGGACAAGGAAGTTCTAATTGGGCTGGTATACTTACGCAAGTTCAGCGTGACTATGCGGCTGAGGATGTTCTTCGCCTTTTGTCTCTCAGAGATGTTCTGAAATCAAAATTAGCTTCGCATGGGTTGTTGACGGCGGCATTGATTGAGTTTGGTGTGTTATTTGCGGAGGGGCGTGTTGAGTTGAATGGTCTGCCGATTGACCGTGAACGGTGGTTAGCGTTGGCTGATGCTAATAGGATAGAGCGAGATCGTATGCGAGAGTCTTTGCTTTATGAGCTTCCACATCCTGTTGGTCAGATGTCGTTGCCAGGTATGTCGTGTGCCTGGAATGTGAATTCGTCACAGCAAATGTTAAAGTCTCTTAAGAAGTTAGGTTTGAAGATTTCTGGTACGGAAGAGATTGAGTTAGCTCAGTATGTTGTTAAATACCCTGTTGTGAAAAGTGTTATTGATTATCGGCATATAGATAAACGTGTGAGTACGTATGGTGAGGGTTTTCTACGCCATGTTGATAGTGACGGGCGCATACATCCGGATTATTATGGTCAGCTTGTTACGGGCAGATATTCAGCGAATAAAAGCTTGCAACAAATACCCGGTATGTTTGAGTTCAGAGATTGTTTTCGGCCACCGGATGGGAGGTGGTTAGTCGGGTGTGATTATAGCGGTGTGGAGATGCGATTATGTGCTGAAATTTCGGGGGATCCTGTTCTTATTCAGGTTTTTGTTGATGGTTTGGATGCACATAGGGCAACGGCTGCTGTTATAGTTGAAATTCGGGTTGAGGATGTTACGAAGGAGCAGCGGTCGGCGGCGAAGCCCGTGAACTTTGGGCTTATATATGGCATGATGCCAGATAAGCTTGTTCTTTATGCCATGTCTAATTATGGTGTTATTCTTTCGTTGTCAGATGCTAAAATGTATAGAAAACGGTACTTTGAACAGTACAAGGGTATTGAACGGTGGCATAAGAGGGTTCTTAGGGAAGGAAAGCGATGTGGAGCGTCGCGTACTTTGAGTGGTCGTATACGGTATCTGGATGCTAGTGAAGCTCATAATGAGTATTACAACACGCCTATTCAGGGGACCGGTGCTGATATGTTGAAAACTGGATTGGCTATTGTTCAGGATAAAGTAGATGATGTGTTTGGGGTTACTCCGAAAGAAACTCCTGATGGTCCTGTGGCTATTGATCATCATGTGCATGATGAGATAATTTTAGAATGTGATGAAGATCCTGAGATGATTAAAGAGTGTGAGAATTTGCTGGCGTCGAGTATGAAACAGGGGATGGAGAAGTTTGTTCGAAGAGTTCCTGCTGAGGTGGATTGTTCGAATGGGCGGTCTTGGGCAGAGATTCATTGATGTCTAGTTTGGATGCATACGAGGTTTTTCATGGCGTGGTTGAAACCTGTGAATATTATTGCTAGGGATTTGAATGATGCGTGGTTTCAGGCATTGGAACGTGTTGTGTGTGATGGTCGTGTATGGACTGTTGAAAGAGGTTCGTATGTTGGTCAGCGGCGTTGGGAACTGGATTTTGTTACAATCCATATAACACATCCAGGGACTCGACCTTTGGTGCCAGAGATTCCATGTCATTTGTCTCATATACCTCCGCCTACGACTATGGAGTATGTTGAGGAGTATTTGAGTTATTTGATGGAAGATGAACCTTTGAAGGAGCATGAAGTCTACACGTATGGGGAGCGTGTGAAGCCCCAAATGAATGAGATTATAAGGAGGTATAAGGATGGTGGGTTTGGGTCTAACCAGGAGTGTATATCGGTGTCGATGCCGTCGGATATAGCGTTGGATGACCCTCCATGTATGAGAAGTATAGATACTCGGATAGTGGCTGCTGATGGTTTAAGAAGAGGAGAACCTCAGAAGTTGCATTTTTTTCCTTATTTTAGGTCATGGTGTTTGGTTGGGGGTTTTCCTTCCAATTTGGCAGCGTTGAGACTGATGCAGGAGTATATGGCGGATCAGATAGAGGTTGATGCAGGAGAAATGCTGTGTACTTCAAAGGGACTTCATGTCTATGAGTTTTATGTGGACATGGTGAAAGATATTGTAGGGGTTGTGGTATGAGTTCAAGAAGTGCTTTGTATGAGGATCACGAGCCTGTGGTGTTAAAACCGCTTGAGGTAGTGGTTATAGGGGGGCGTTTGGATCGTGCTCTGAAAAAATTGAGACGAAAAATGGCACAGGAGGGTGTTTTGAAGGAGATGAAGCGGCGTCGCAGAGCTGTTAAGCCTAGTGAGCGGCGTCGTCGGAAACGTGCGGATGCAAGAAAAAGAGCTCGTAAGAGGGTTCGTTTACAGGAGAGAGTTTCCAGGTCGATGGCCTGATTGAATACTAATTTTTTGTCTTGTAGGACTGTGAAAGGTGTTTGGTATGAGAGGTTTTAGTGTGTTGGAAGATGTACCACGTTCTTCTGTGGATCACTGGGAAACTGTAGAGGTTTTGCATTCTGAGAAGAAGAATGGTTCTGGTCAATTTAACGAATTGGGTGTGTCTGTAGAGGTACAGCGACCTATTTTTAGTGACGGTCGTGAGGGTCGTGTTGGTTTGAGTGTTGTTTTCCGACGGGGTGACAGATTGTTGCGATTGAATTGTCCTAATGGTTCTATGCAGGAGGTGTCGTCGTTCTTGGACATGATTTCTGGATTGACTCCTGAGCGTTTAGATTTGTTTGGAAGGGAGTTTGAGGTGATACGTAAGCGTTACAATGGGCAATCTAGGCGTGATCGTAGTGATGTTGGTGTTCAACCAGGTGCTGATAGTCAAAGGGGTTATGGGAATTTGCCTTCGTTTCGGCGCAGACGTCGTAAGGGTTTTGAACAATAGTTGTTGTGGGATGGGGAAGAAACCAAAGCTATTGGCTAGAAGCGATAGATTCAAGCGTATTAGGAGTCTTAAATGTTTTCAGGAGGTGTGTGATCGGCTTCGAGCTGGTTGGGTGCTGAGTGATGTTGCTCGTTATATTCAGGATGATCGGAAAGAGCTTACGAATATGACGCAGCTTACATTGGTTCAAAGGTTGAGTTCATTTCGGAAAACGATGCCTCCTGTGGAGTTGGTGTCTAAGCGGTTTCCTGATGTTTTTGAGAAGGCGAAGGCTCGTGTGGATAGTAGTATTGACGAATTGGGGGAGCTGGAGGAGTTGTACAGGATTCAAAAACATCGGATTTCTTTAGGACATACTGCTGAGAAGGAGCAGAACAAACTTGCACACTCGATGACATCGGAGATTCGGGAAGCTCGGAATATATTGGAGAGTTTAGCGAATCTTAAAATGGATATGGGATTTTTACGTCGTGTTCCAAAGGGTGTGGAAGTGAATGTTACTGAGGATGTTTTGGTTGAACAAGTTGTTGGTAAGTTTGGGGATGGGGTTGTAGGAGATGTGCTTAGCAATCCGGAGTCTAGAAGAAAAGTTCTTGGGGTTGTGGAGCGGTTTATGAAGTTGCCGGAAGCTGATTTGTCATCTGATGATAGTTCTGATAAATCTGAAAGTTAATGATAGAATATGTTGATGGTCACTGGCGTTCTGTCAGGACACGTAAAGAGAATTCTGATTTATTAGAAAAGGATTTAGGTACGCTTTCTCCTGAAGAGCAGGTAGCCATTAATTATCTGCTTGCCGAGCTTTCTGATCCTTCAAAAGAGACAAAATTTCTCAATGCGCTTGGAGAGCTGGAGTGGGTTCGTACTCCTGTTGACATCGAACGATTTTGCAAAGATCCATATTATTTGGGTAATACTTGCGATTCAATTTATCCGGTGTGGTTGGAAGCGCTGAAGGAGATTTTTGATGGTGGTTACAGGGAAGCTATTTTCACAGGAAGCATTGGTTGTGGAAAGTGTGTTCATCCGGATACAGAAGTTTACGATGTGTCGTCTGGGCGTAGGCGGAAGGTTAGTGAGTTTGGTGAATTTCATATAACGTCTATGGATTCTGATGGGAAGCTTGTTCCTGAGTTGGCAACAGCGTTTCCGTCGAAGGTTAAAAGTTGCCTGCGAGTTGAGCTTCGGGGGGGTCAATCCATAATTTTGAGTGAAGATCATCCTGTGTTTACTGGTAGAGGTTGGGTTCGAGCGGATTCTTTAGTGTTGAGTGATTTGGTGGCGACTCCTCGAAGATATCCTGAGCCGTTCGAGGTTTTTTCTATAAGTGATGATACGTTATCTCTTGTTGCATTTTTGCTTGCTGGAAAGTTGTCTTTTGATGTAATGGATGCGCATGTTCGGTTGGTGGATGAATTTGTTCGGTTAGCTGATAGGTATGGTGTTGGTACGAAAGGAGTCCAAAGTATTATTAGACGATACAGGTTGGGTGGTAAGTTGAGTCATAGGAGGGTTCCAGCAGAGTTTTATGGTTTATCGAGTGGGCAGGTGGCTTTGTTTTTGAATAGGTTTTTCGGATGCGTTGGTTCGGTACAAATTTGTGATAATGATGTGAATATTGAAGTTGTTTTAGATTCTGAGATGTTGGTAGATGATCTTCGATTCATGCTTTGTAGGTTAGGTGTTCTTGCTAAGAAGTCTCTTAAGAGATCTGGATGTGGAACGGATGCTTGGAGTCTGTCTATTGAGTCTAGTGAGCATGCTTTATTATTTTTGAGTGTTGTGGGAGATTTGTTTTCGAGAGAGTCTGTGTGTCAGGAGGCTCGGAGTGTTTTGAGTGTTGTAGAGCCTAATAAAGATGTTGGTTTAATTTCTGTTTTTAGTAGTGATGCGGGTACTGATATTTTTTGGGATGGTGTTAAGTCTATTGAATGTGTTGGGTGCATGAAATTGTGTGATGTGTCTGTTCCTTCGACGTCGTGTTTTGTTGGAAATGGTATTGTGGTGCACAATACATTTGCTGCGAGTATAGGCATTTGCAGGCTTTTGTATGTTTTAAGTTGCATGCGAGATCCTCAAAAATCATTTGGTCTTGCAGCGAATTCAAACATGTCAATATGTTGTTTGTCGGTGAATGAGGTTTTGGCTACGAAAGTTGCTTATGAGAATATTGCGACGAAGGTTGAGGCCAGCCCGTATTTCCAAGAGCACTTTCCATTTGAGAAGACAAAGAAGGAGCTGCGATTTCCGAAGCACATTTGGGTGGCGGCGCGGGCGTCTAATGATGGTTCTGTGTTGGGTTTGAATATCATTTCGTGCCTTCTTGATGAAACTAACTTCATGCCTCAGAACTCTGGAAAGAATCGCGGTCCTCAGTTTGTTATTCAGGATAGAGCTGAGGTTTTGTATGACGCTATTCAACGTCGTACGAAGTCTCGATTTTCTAAAAAGGGAAAATTTCCTGGTATAATGTTTGTTGTTTCATCAAAACAAACTAAAAATGATTTTACGGCGCGTCGGATAAAGCAATCTATTAAGGATTCTACTGTATATGTGTGTGATTTTTCTCTGTGGGATGTTCGTCCTCATGATTATGAGGGAGATGATTGGTTTCATGTCATAGTGGGTAATGAACAATCTCCTAGTAGAATTGTTGGTGAAGATGAGGATATTGATGCTTTGAAGTTACTTCTACCAGAGGATTGTGTGGTTATTAGAGTACCGGATGATTTCAGGCCGGATTTTGAGAGTAACCTTGAAGGGGCTATTCGGGACTTGGCGGGTGTTTCGACTGTGGCTGTGAGTCCGTATATTCAGATCCGGTCGAAGATTGTAGAGGCTATTCGTCCTTCGTTATCTCATCCCTTTAGTGTGGAGGTTTATGATCCTTCTAAGCCTGGTGATTTTTATTGGAATAAAATGGTCAGGAAAGATTCAGCATATGAGTGTGGTGTGGCTCCAATTTTGAACCCTCACGCACCTAGGCATATTCATATTGATCCTTCTATGACGAAGGATTGCACTGGTATTGCGATGGGGCATGTGGCTGGTTTTACTGAGGTGGTTAAGAAGGATGGTGATGGTAATAAGTTTTCGGAGCGTGCGCCGGAGATATTGATAGATTTTATGTTGCGAATTGTGCCTCCTGTTGGGGGAGAAATTCTTTTTGGGAATCTTAGAAAATTTGTTTATCAATTATCTCGTCGGGGTTATGTGATTACGTGTGTGTCTGTAGATTCGTGGAATTCTGCTGATACTGTGCAGAAGTTGAATCAAAGAGGTTTCAATTCTATTGTTTTGTCTGTTGACCGGACGCTTGGACCGTATGATTTGTTGAAGTCTGCTTTGTATGAAAACCGTTTATTTTATTATGATTATCCTCCGTTATTGGAGGAACTACGTGAATTAGAATATGACCGTGTGAAGCGGAAGGTTGATCACCCAGTTAATGGTTGTTTTGTAGGATTTACTCGTATTCCTTTGCTTGATGGGACGCATCCTTGTATTTCTGATTTGGTGGATTGTGATGTTTGGGTTTATTCTGCTCGTTCTGATGGTACTGTGGTTCCTGGGTTAGCGCGAGGGCGGATGAGTGGTGTGCGGGCGGAATTTGTGGATGTGATTTTGGACAGTGGTGCTGTTGAGAGATGTACTCCAGAGCATCTATGGATGTTGAGAGATGGTACGTATAAAGAGGCGTCTTGTTTGAGGCCTGGTATTGATAGATTGATGCCTGTTAACAGACAGTGGCCAGTTAATGGGGGGTATGAGCGTATTTCGGATCGAAATCGTGTTAAATTGCTCACACATCATGCTGTGTGGGTGGGTATGACAGGACAGGTAGTTCCGGAGGAGTACTGTGTGCATCATTTAAATGGTGTGAAGACAGACAATAGGCCTGAGAATTTAAAACTGATGCTAAAATCCGATCATTTGCGGGAACATACTGGACGGAGGCATCGTGAGGATGCTGAATGGAGGGCCCGTCTCTATGAAGGGGCTCGAAGGTTTAATGAGAGTGCGGAGGGAAGACGTAAGCATGCTTTGGCAGCTCAACGGACTGCTGCTAATAGAACTCGTGAGGATTTTTTATGTAGTGCGAGAAAGAATCCAAATTTCAGATCAGATATAGATGCTTCGGCTCTTGAAAAAGTAAAGGATGATCCTGAAGCTGTTAATGCTAATGCGGTCGCTAGAATTTTAGGATGTGGTAGGAATGTTGTTATTCGTGTTTTGAGGGAGCTGGGGTTTTCTACATGGGACGAATTTCTTGCAAAGGATACTGGGGATAATCACAAGGTTAGAGATGTTGTTTTTGTGAAGCTAGATGAACCGGTGCCTGTGTATGATTTGGAAGTGAAGGTGCATTCAAATTTTGCTTTGAGTTCTGGAGTGTTTGTTCATAATTCAAAAGATGTATCTGATGCAGTTGCTGGGGTAGTGTGGACGTTGACTGAGAACTCGTCTAGTTTGCCGTTATCATTTTTACGGAATGCTCCTAGTTGTGCTGATATGTGGTTGGAGGAACATCAGCAGGCTGCTATGGCAAGTAATTATGGGAGTTCGGATGTTTCTGACATGTCAGCTGATTCTATGGTACTGCCTCCGTTCTTGATAGGTTCTGGTAATAGTTGGGATGATTGAATAGTTTCAATCTTTTCTTGTTCGTGTTAGAAAACATATATGAATGTTAGGAACATGCTTGAAAATGTTTTCGGTGGTGGGGGTACTGTGGCTCCTAGTGGTACTGGTGCTATTCTAACGCGCCCGTCGAAGCTTTCTGTGGATGTTGTGAATGAAGTCGTGAAGGCTATGCCTCTAGATGGGTTGTATAAAGATTTGGGGGTTGTTGCGGCTAATGTTTTGGCGGATTCGTTAGAATCGCGGTCATTGCGTCCTGCTGATTATGCTGCACTTTCTGATCTTTCTGATGTGGTGGCGAAGCGAGTTGTGAAACATTTAGTAGAGTCGGAAGTGTTTTCTCGGGCGTTTTCTGATCAGATGGCTGCGAGGGGATAGTCAAGTTTTTAGTGTTGGGTTTTCGCTGTTGGGAGGTTTAGGTGGGCGCAGTTCAAAATGTTGTGGATAGGCTTCGTAATGCTTTTGTTGTTGATAAAGAGCGTGGCGGCGAACTTTTGGCAAGAGGTAGCACGTCCCCTGTGTATCCAGATTCTGGGTATGATTTGCTTCAGGCGTACGGGTATGATGCTCTATCTGATTATTTGAAGCTAGAGCAAGATCTTCTAAGTAGATACGTAGATTACGAAGAAATGGATGAAAATGATTTGCTAGCTTCTGCTCTTGACATATATGCTGATGATTCGTCGCAGCCTGATACGCAGTTGCAGCGCACTGTGTGGGTATCTAGTCCGGATAAGACTCTTCAGGGGATATTGGATGATTTGTTTTTCAAGCGCCTTCGTTTGGATGAAGAGATTTGGGAGATTGCGCGTTCTTTGTACAAATATGGTAATGATTTTGAAGAATTGTTAGTGAACAATGATGGTGTTGTTGGTTTGAATTTTCTCCCTGCGCCTACTGTTCGACGAGTTGAGGGTCCCCGTGGTGAGCTTCATGGGTTTGTGCAGGATTTCAGAGGACGGTTCAGTTATTCGCCACAAGAGTTTCAGAGAATCTTATCTCAGAGAAATGATGCTGTACGTCAGGCTATGTCGTATAGCGGTGCGAGATCTCCAGAGCATCCGTTTCAGAGAGTAGTGGCGTTAGAGCCTTGGGAGGTTGTGCATTTTAGGACACGCGGTAAGCAGCGGCGTAGTACTTATGGCTGGAGTGTTATGGAGCCGTGTCGTTGGATTTGGAAGCGTTTGATGCTTCTCGAGGATGCGGCTTTGATTTATAGGCTTCAACGCACGCCTGAGCGGCGAGCTTTTTATGTGGATGTTGGGAATTTGCCTCCTATAGAAGCTTTGGCTCATGTGAATCGGGTACGTCAACAGCATAAGAAGAAGAGGTTTGTAAATCCGACGACACAGAAGCTTGATTTGAGATTTGATGCGTTGGCTCCTGATGATGATTTTTGGATTCCTGTGCGTGAAGGGAAGGAAGGTACACGGATCGAGGTATTGGGAGGTCCTGTTTGGCAAAGTGTTGAAGATCTCGAATATTTTCAGAAGAAAATGTTTGGAGCTTTGAAGGTTCCGAAGGCATATCTTGCTCAGGATGACACTACGTCAAGGGCGGTGCTTTCCAGTGAGGATGTTCGGTTTGCGCGGACGATTCTCCGTGGGCAGCGAGAGTTGAGAAATGGCCTCCGCAAGATTTCTCGGACGCATCTGGCTGTTTTGAAGATTGATCCTTATGAAGTTGATTATTCGATATATATGACGGTGCCTTCTGCTATTTTCGAGTTAGCACAACTTGAGGCTCGAAATGCTCGAGCTGATTTAGCTGCTCGTATGCGTGAGCATGTTTCTCTGAGATGGATTTTGGAGGAGGTTTATCAGCTTTCCGATGAGGATATTGCGCTGATTATTCAGGAACGTTCTGAGGATGTTATTCGTGAAGGAAAAGCTCAGGCGGAGGTTGAGAAGCTAAGTGCTCTGGCACAAGCTGCTGCTGAAAAAGCTAATGTTGGCGAGGGTTTGTCGTTACAGGATCGCATCAAGTTGCTTGAACGGAAGCTAAGTTCTGTACCTCGTAGACTTCGTGAGCGAATATCGGAGAAGGAGCTTCTTAGTGGTAGTCGGGAGGCTGAGAAGCGTTCTACGGACAAGTTGGATAGAATCATGCGTTCCAATGATTATCAGACACGGCATCTAAAAGAAGTTGGAGGTCTCCTTCGTGACATTGTTTTGTCGGTTAAGGGACGTTAGGCTCATATTTTGTTGACATTTTATTCTTTTAGGGGCTAATCTTTGACAGAATGCTTGATATGTTGGTTGGTGATTATCTCATAGCAGATTCGGAAGAACGGCGGCTTCGGCTTAATAGTTATGAGGCGAAGATTTTGCAGGCTCGTGATCTTCTTTCTGAGCATTTTGGTTCTGATACTTTTGAGTTGGTATCTACCATGGATGATTCTGCGGTAGTGTGTTCAAATGGTGTTTTTTATAGAGCCATGTTTGGAGAAGGTGGTGGAACGGTTTTGTCTGAATTGGATGTCGAAGTGTTTAATAGGGATAATGTGCGTGTTTTTGTTGAGCGGGAGTCTTTAGAAATTGCGGATTTGTTTATTCGTGGGCATATGGATGATTCGTTGCGTAAGTTGGAGAATGTTGTTTTGAATGTTCCTGGGTTTGATTGTGAGTTCGCTGAAGTTTCTAGGTTGACTTCTTTGTTGTCCGCTCCAAGGTTATGGAGACGGGTCTTTGATCGAAAGCGTGCTTTCATTATTGAATTTTTGGAAACGGTTCCTTGTGTGGAAGGTGCTTCTGTGTTGCGCGATATGCTATCTGAGTTGTATGATAGATTTCGGGGTAAAGGGTTGGAGGAGGTTCTCTGTACTGTGTTTAAGGATTGTTTAGAACGGATGCAACATGATGTGGTGGATTCTGTTTCATCATCGGGTTTGTTTCCTGTTTTAGACCGTTCTTCGGATATGGTGTTGGGAGCATATCGGGATTTTGTGGATGATTTGCTTGAGGACCTATATGTTTTGGGTGAAGCGGGTTCTCGTGTGAAGATTGAAGGCGTTGGTGACCACGCTCTATTCTTAGACAAGTTGATTAAGGGTGTGGGAGATCGTGCGGTTGCTAGTTGTTTCATTGTTGCGGCCAATAAGAAGCTTGACGTTGGCTAGAAGGAGAGGATAGTATGAGTTTTCTCAGACACCCTGTTGTAATATCTACTCTGGAAGAAGATTTTCGGAAAATTGGTCTCATCAAGGAAGATGCGGAGGGGAGTGCTCCTGCTTCGCAGGAAGAAGCTTCTTCGGATGATGCAACCGTGGCGAGTGGGGGTGCTGCGGCGAGCGATTCTTCTAGTGCTGAGGGTTTCAAAGAGAATTTCCAACGGCGTTGGGATGATTTGGGGAATGCCGGTGTTGAAACTCTCGTTTTAGACGATGATGGTATGGATGAATTGGAGTCTTGTGCTGGTTTGTCTGATGAGAAAGATTCTTCAGAGACTAAGGTTGCGTCTGAGGACGAATCATCTTCGGATGATGAATCGAATGATGTTGCTGAAGCACCTGAATCTGTTTCGATGGAGTCGGTCATTCAAGCGATGCAGGTCATCAGTTCTTTTATTGTCGAGGATTCAAAGGAGGTTTCTTCTATTGAGGAAGCTACTTCTGCTTTTGAGGAAGTTGGTAAAATTGCCGTTAGACTTCGGGAATTTTTTGAATCTCTTGGCAAGTCTCAAGATGATTCGGAATATGTTGAGATCGCTGCGGCCTATGATGAGATTGCTAAGTATTCTGATGGTGTTGTAGATGTTCTCAGCAACGAGCCCGATACCGTTGATATGTTTAAATTAGGTGGTACTCTCAAGGAGTATTTGGATACGGTGCTTCAGGGGTTGGAAGCGTATTCGGTTCTTCGTGAGGCTTCTGATGATGAGATTTCGGATGATACTTCAGTAGCGTCTGGGGATTCCGACGATTCTACGGATGTGGAAGAGGCTGAGGGTGTTGGTTCTGAAGGGGGAAACGAATAAGGCGGCGGCGCCCCCTCCCTCCTAAGAAGGGGGGTTCTTGGAGGCGACGTCGCACGGCATATTCTTCTGGAAGAAAAGAAGTTGTTGGGGCTGATAGAAGCGTGGTGAAGAGAAAGGCCCGAACTGTGGGTTCTCGTATGGCAGTTTTAGATCGTCCTGGTTATGGTGGGGTTTTGGATACTATTATAGGTCGCACCCCGTTTCGGTCTAGTTTTCGATGGAAGAGGTCGTGATGAAAACTCAGGTTACAGAGTCGAATCCTACAGAGAATCAGTTGATTGATGAGCAGGTTAAGTCCTGTAAATTAGAGCTTGTGGAAGGGGAAGGCCGTAAGAAGGGGCGTGTGTTTGCTCGTGGGGAGTTTGGTCATGCGGCTAATCCCACTGCAAACAAGCGACTTTACCGACCTCAAGTTTGGGAGAGCAATTTTGCGCGTCTTAAATCCAGTTTGGATGAGAAGAAGGTTCTTGGGGAATTAGATCATCCGGAATCTGGAAGAACTGCACTACAACGAGCGTCTCATGTGGTTACTTTTTTGTCTTTGGAAGGAGATGTTGTTAAGGGTGAGGCTGAGATTCTAGACACTGCTAAAGGGAAAGACTTGAAAGCTATTTTGGGAGCAGGTGTTCCGGTTGGAGTGAGTTCTCGTGGGTATGGAAGTACTAAAATTAACAAGGATGGTATAGAAGAGGTTCAGGACGATTACAAGCTTGTTACCTTTGATTTTGTTGCTGAACCTGCTGATCCCACGGCGTATCCTGAAATTGTATTTGAAAGTGGACGCGGTGAAGATTTACAGTCTGCTTCGATGTTGTTTGAGGGTTTTGATGTGGGGTCTGAGCATTCGGTTTCTGTATCTTCTGAGGAGTCTGGTGATGTTGAGGATGTTGTTGATGCGGATGGGGCGTCTTCTGGGGATAGTGATAGGACTGGTGATGTTGAGCAGACGTCGGAGAAGGCTGATGGTGTGGAAGTGGCTTCGGAACTTTGTCAATCATCTTCAGATGAGGAGAAGGGTGTCATTTATGTAGATGCTCTTCGTGAAGAGTTTGCCAATGAGATTGTTAGTCGGATAGGAGCTCTTCGTTCGGATGTTGAGGCTGCTGTACGTGCTGAGATGGCGTCGGATCCGGAGATAGGTGGAGCAAAAGCTGTTTTGGAGCAGATAAAGTCTATTATTCGTCCTCATGTTCTTACTGAGGGTGATAGTGCGATTATTTCTGAGAAGGATTCTGAAATTCAAGCTTTGCGGTCTGAAATCCAGGATCTTCGGTCTCAGAGGGGTGAATTGGAGCTGAAGATCGAGGGTTATGTGGCAGCTATTGAGAAATTGGCTGCTGCTGCAAAAGAGGCTGGTTATCGGTTCCATCTCGAGCGGTTGTTGCATGAAGATGATAGTGACGCCAAACGTATTCGTAAAATTGTAGGTAATGTTTCTCAGTATGAGAATCCGGATGATTTGCGGAGTGTGGTAGAGAAGGCTCGTAATGAGATGCGTGCGTTTCGTATTGAGGAAGAGAAGGTTCTTGGTAGAAATAAGGAGCTCACTGAGGAGTTGGAGAAGGTACGGGAGGCTAATCGCGATCTGGAGCTGAGAGTGTATGCCTCCACTGCGTTGCAAAATCATCCTAAAAGTGCGAGAATTTTTCGTATGCTGGAGAGGACTGGCATGCAGTCCAAAGAGCATATTGATGCGTTTATAGAGGAGTTCCGTGAACCTGAGAGAGGTCCCGATGATTTGGAACGTGTCCGTAGTAGAGTTCGGGCTCAGTTGTGTGGTGGTTTGGAGCATCGGGATGAGAGTGCTGAAAGTGTGAGGGGCAATGGTGTGGAGCGGGATTATAATGGGCTGGGAGCATCGCTCACAGATTTGCAGCACTTGGCAGGTTTAAGAAGGGGTTGAGAACTTTTTGTTTAGGTGGGCGGCGGCGATCCGCCGAATGTACTAAACCAGGGAGGCAATAGTGGAAGCTCGACAGATGCTGAGAGAAGAGGGTCGTCGATCGATCGCCGACCAGAGTTATGTTGGAGCTCTCATTCGAAAATGGGGGGATTTTCTTGAGGGACTTTCGGATCGGGATGAGCAGAGTCGGTATATTTTGGGATGTACTGCGATGCTTATGGAAAATGAGTCGCTGTGGCTTCAGTCGTTGACAGAGGACACACGGACTGTGAATGTTGGTTCGTTCACAAAATTCATTTTTCCTGTTTTGCGGAGAGTTTTTCCGAATCTGATCGCTAACGAGATTGTCAGTGTTCAGCCGATGACTTCTCCGGTCGGTGCTGTTTTTTTCCTCGACTACGTGTATGGTTCGACAAAAGGTGGTGTTACAGAGGGGGATGTATTTCCGCGCGACTTCGATAGAGATTTCTCATCGGAGTATGTGAACGGTGAGGCTATCGCGACAGGTGATGGTACCAACTATGTTTCTGGGCAGGATGGTCTTGATGCTGTACTAGCGTGGACTCCTGTTCGTCCTTTGGACTCTGCACGCGGATTTTCTGTCACTCTCAAAGAGATTGACGCTACCACTGGTGAGGCTGTTGCTGGTCAGACGATTGTGGACGATGGTTCTGGAGCTTTTGCGTCACCGGCGACAGCAGGAACTATCAATTATTCGAACGGTGCAATTACAGGTGTGGAATTTGCTTCTGCGCCTAGTAGTGGGAATCAGATCAAGGCTTATTACTACTTCGATGGTGAGCTCAACACCAAGGTTCCTGAAGTAAAATTGGATGTGAAAAAAGCTGCTGTGGAAGCTGTGCCACGTCGTTTGAAAGCTCTGTGGTCGTCTGAGGCGGCTGAGGATCTCCGTGCGTTCCATGGCATTGATGCTGAGACAGAGCTTGTGTCGATTATTGCGCAGGAAATTGCGCTTGAAATCGATAGAGAGATCATCCAAGATCTGTTTCTCTCGTCGACTGGCACCACTGGTACTTTTGACCGGATTCCTCCTGGTGGTATTGCAGAGATCGATCACTTCCGTGCGATGATTACTCAGATCAGTACGGTCTCGAATATCATTCACAAGAAAACCCTCAGAGCTCCTGCGAATTGGATTATCACAAGTCCTGAGATTTCGGCTCTTCTGACCCAGCTTACAACGCATGGTGACTTCAAGCCGATTTGGTCTGGGGACATGAGTCCGCAGTCTCCGAATGATACTATGCGGCCAAGAACTGCGCATGGCCAATTCACCATCTACAAGACCGGTACACTCATGAACAAGTGGATTGTTTATGAGGATCCGTTCTTCACTACTAACAAGATGATGGTCGGTCTCAAAGGTGGTTCTTTCCTCGAATCCGGCTATGTTTGGGCTCCATACATTCCGTTGCAGGTGACGCCCACATTTTTAGATCCTTCAGATTTTAGTTTTAGGAAGGGTTTGCGAACTCGTTATGCGAAGAAATTGCTTCGTCCCGATTTCTACGGCCAGCTTACCATAACTAACCTCTAATATTACACGTATTTAGAACTCTCCTGTTTTTAGACTCCTTATATTACTTTTTCTTGACTATTGAAGTCATTTGGGTATAAAAGTAAGTTAGTTTGATACAGGTGGTAAAAACATGGGTCGAAAACCTAAAAGTTTGAGTTTGGATTTATCTCGCTGGTCTCCTGAATTGGCTTGGATGGCAGGTGTTGTTTATGGTGATGGTTATTCTAGTAATCGTAAGGGAAAACAACGGGTTACTGTTGTGAGTGGTGATGAAGAGTTGTTGGGTAAGTGGGTTTCTGTTGTTGGAAGAGGTGTTGTAAGAAAGCGCAAGGATTGTAATACATGGCAGGTTGAAGTAGGCAGTATGTTTTTGTCTCAGTGGTTTGCTGATCGTGGTATCGATGGTAAGAAAGCTGGGAGTTTGATGTGGCCGCGTGATTTGCCAGAAGAGTTTAAGGTGCATTTTGTTAGGGGTTTGTGGGATACGGATGGTTCTGTGATGCGACAGAAGCGAGAAGGGAAGAGGATAGATCAGTTGCGTTTATGTTATTGCAGTAAGGCTAGGGATTTTGTGGAGCGTGTTGCGGAGGAAGCTCCTGTGAAATTGTTTGTTGAGAAGCAGGTTGTACAGAGGCTTGGCAGATATAAGGGTTATGAGTATTGGATTGCTACAGTAGGAGGGCGCCAGGCTGAATTGTTTTTTGATTGGTTGTATTTGGATTCGCCTGAAGCTTTAAGGTTAAATCGTAAGTGGGATGTTGGTGTGAAGTTTAAGGAGTGGATTGAGAGTATAACGAGTCGTTGTGAACGGTGTGGTAAGGAAGTTCGGGATCGACGGCTTTGTAGAGATTGTCAGAGAGTGAAGTGGGAGAATGCGGTGTGTGGTTGTGGAGGTTCTCCTGTTGTTGCTAAGGGGTTATGTCGGCGTTGTTATAATAAAGAGCGTAGAGCGCGATTGTTGGATTGGAAAGATGACATAGCTTTGTGTAGGTTGGAAGCTTTTTCTAAAGATAAGTGGTTAAGTTTGGATGCTACAGAGATGGGGTCTGAAGTTGACTGGGTTGTTCGTACGTATTTGGATAAAGGTTGTCCTATGATGTTGGTGAAGCGGTTGGATGAGGATGATCCTTTAGGAGGAGTGCGTCGTGGGGTTGTGGAGGTGGATGGTAATGTGGTTGTTAATAAAGGCCGTAAAGGGCAACGTATATGTTCTGCTGCGCATCCACATCGTTTAGAGGCTCGTCATCGCACGAATAAATGTTCTGTCGTTAAGGCTTTCAAGTCGGAGGAGCTAATACGCAAAGCTGTTTTGTTTCAATTGGAGCATGGGGAGCGTGTGACTCCTATGCGTGTTGTGAATGCGCTTTCAGCTATGTTGAAGAGTCCTTTGAATTTTCCTCCTGTGTTAGCGCGGTGGATTGTAGACAATTATGCTGATACTGATGGTATTGTTTTTGATCCTTGTGCTGGGTATGGAGGTCGTTTATTGGGAGCTATGGCTTCTGAGAGGAATGTTACGTATGTAGGACATGATATTGAGCCAAGGACTGTTAATGGTAATAAGCGGTTGGCTAAGTGGTTGGATGTTGAGGATCGTGTTTGTATTGAGAAAGCTGGAGTGGAGGACATGGTTAAATGGCCGGAGGCTTCTTTAATTTTCACAAGTCCTCCGTATTATAATCGTGAGGTGTACGGTGATTATGCTGAGAAGCGACTTCGGAGGTATGGTGGAGTTGATGAGTGGATTGACGGGTTTTTAGCGACATTAGTTGGAAGAAGTCTAGGATATGCTGACAAATTTGTATTGAATATTGCTGCTATACGGCTTGGAGATCGTATTATAGATTTGCCTGGTGAGGTATGTCGTTTGGTTGAGAATTGTGGGGGTGTGGTTGAGTATATATGGGATTGGAAAACTTCAGTGTTTGGAAGTCGGTCTAGTACTGAGAAATTGATTGTGTGTTCTGGTGAACTCTAAGTGTCTTAGAAGCTAAGAAGTAGCTTCCTACCTACCTTTTTTGGTGTACTTTGATTGTAGCGAATTGAATCATTTCCGACCTCTTGCTTTGCCGAATCGCCGTTCGAATTCGTGCCAAACGACTTCGTAAT